GTGTTGTTCGCACGCACATCATGATCGTATTTGCGGTACGTCGCTCCGGCACACAGGTACTCATTCCCATATTGACTTCGTATGCTTCCATCATCCACCTGCAAGCAACCGCAACACAACAGTTATTATCATCATCACAATTATGATTAAAGGTATCCAGTATTTGTCCATGAAACTTGGCTCGACTGGTTCTGGTTCTGGTTGTGGCTCTGGCGGTACTGGTGCAGGCTCAGGCTTTGGCGGATTACCTTCTTCCTGGTCTTCAGGAATATCTACGCAGCCCCAAGCGTCACTCAAAATTCGCATGAAGTGACTGTAGCTGAGATATCCATAACCTTTGTCACCCCATCCGGCGCTCCACGAATTCTTAAACTTGATGAGCTGGTTCTCATCATCGTACCCGACAAATGCAATTGCATGGTATCCAACAATATCCCCACCTTCCATGATAATGCCGTCTGCACCGACATTAAACCAGTTCTTTGTAACGGATGTGGCTATCATGAAACTGCCGTATTGATAGAGATATAGTTTCATCTCATCCAGTGTGTTGAGCCTGGCGTACCCCTGAATCTTATTTGGCTTGGCTAACTCATCTGCATTCGGACAAGCAGGAGTAACGACATTGGGTGTATATGGCTGGCATGATTCGGGAGGGACACCTATAGTTAATAATATGTTCATTATATCGCGGGGAAATGCCCCCCCAGAAGGCTGTTTTACTTTTTCATATAAATACCGAGTGGATAGATGTCCTTCATTCTCTTCTTGCCCCTCTTTAATAGCACAACCAGAGAAAGCGGTACACGACCCTTCTGCACCCTGATCTCTTACAGGCAACATTCTCTTTGATATATCTAAACTATTTGGTAGAATAACGTCTTTAGCAAGATAGTCTTTAATCAAAAAATCCCTTTTATCAACTGGATCTTTTAAAGCGCCCAAATATTTAATATTCATCTTATGTCGCACCCTAACTTTTGTAAATCCTCTCTGAATAATATCTCAAGATTAATACAATATTCATTAATTGTTTTATCTATCTTATATTTATTTCTATCGCTTAAATACCCTTTTATTTCTATGAATGTTTCCGTCTGTGGTAAAAAGAAATCTGGTGTATATGTGGTATCACCGATATCAAAAGTCCAGAATTCATAAAACCACATTATATTATTAACATCCAACCATTTGGCATAAGCAATCTCATAACTACTTCGTAAAAATACTTTACCTTGATATTTAGAGTTATAATATTTACCATTACCACAATATCCATTTTTAGGCAACACCCCTTTATTTTGCCCTTTCTTAAATTCTGTTTTTATAGAATAATGAACTCCCCTCTTAAATTCTGTTGTGGGTGAACTATGTTTACCCTTTGCACTTTCTGACATCTTCTTGATGGTTTCTTTCGTTCTTGGAATACCTATTTTTTTAGCTGATATCTTGGCACGAACCTCTGGTCTTTTTGATGGATTCTTATCACCACATAATAATCCACGTTGACTCTTGGTTCGTTTATCTATACATTCTTTTGATAATTTCTTTCCAGTCCAATAGCCTGGTTTAACTCTAGTATCTGTCTCTTTTTTTAACCCTTTATTCCAAGGTATATTCCCATTGTTAGTAGGTTGATGGTGATTTTTATAAATACGCCCGTTCCATACAACCTCATTACAACCACACAAACACAACACCGGAATTTTTGGGATAATATTCTTTTTTGTTCGTTTATATGAGATCCCTTTGTGGGAGTTTGACATTTTCAATTTTGTTTCTATAGAGATGTGTGTTATTTTACCCCTACGATTATGTCCAGAAATATATTTTATATTTCTCCATTTATGATGTCTTTTTGGAACAATTTCATGTCCACAACCACATAAACATAATGTCATATTTATACCGTCCTAAGCAAGTATTAATATGAGTTAATAACATAAATAGCTATGCCTATCCTTTAAATCCGTTCTAAGCAAATGCTTTTTTAGGATAGGTAATCCCGCTTATCCTCTGGGTCTTTGAGCGCGCCGAGAGTGTATTCCATCATTCCTTCTGTTTGTTGGCTTCGAGTTCCTGTTGTCGTTTATCAAGTTCCCTATGTCGCGTGTCCAAATCTTCCATTTGTCGCAGATTATATCCACGTATCACACCCAGAGCCAGCATTCGGAGATCGTGCGTCTCTTTGAGTGCGGCTTCAAGTTCAAGTTCCCGCGCTTCGAGTTTCGTTGCTTCAAGTTGCAGTTCTTCGATTCCCATATACTATGAATTGTATCTGATTGGATTTATAGTTTACTTAGCTTGCTTTCGGCATGTAAAAATATCCATTTGAGCCATTTAGGTCTATAGAAAACGATTTATTCAATGTAACCGTCTCTGTACTGAAATCAGCCAAATTATTGCAAACATGGATTGTTCCGCCAGATGCAAGCAAACTATATGCCTTTCCAAATGTTAGAACTGGATGCCCCGCAACACAGGAATCGCCAGCATTAGCATCATTGCCTGTAGTAGAATGAATATACACATCATTTAAATAAGTTATTATAAGATATATTGCATAATTATTATTCCATGTTTGAGTACTTTGACATGGGGGGGTAACGGGGTATTCAGTTACATGCCGTATTTTGCAGCCAAACCATACACCGACAGTCCGAGCATCTTTAACTTGTAACGTTATGTCAACAATTCTTGGATTTTGCAAACCACCTGGGAACATAGGAAAATCAACTTGATTAGTTACAGTGTCTGCTGGCTGTGTATTCCATGTAACTGTGGCTTCAGTAAATTGAGCTGTATTTCTGATACACCTTAAATCACTAGTATCAGCAGATGAATAAGGCATTACAATTTCGGCTTTTTGAATAGAAGATGCACTTGGTATGGTGGAAATATCAAATTCATATAAAACTCTTTTTACTTCAATTCCTTGGCATGCTGGATCAGTATCTGCTTTACATTTTGAGATACAAATATTTGCATAATTAGTAGTTGGATTCTGATCATTGACTGTTGCGTTCTTATTACAAAATATATTTACCATTCACCCATCACCCAATTATTACTTTTAATTTTTGCCCTGTCGGTACATGCAATTCCATCGTTCCAGATGTATCATCCACAATATAGCAGTTATCTGCAACATGGGCATGTCTGAAATATAATGGTTCATGGCATATAATTGAATCATATAATATACTAAAATCTACACTGGAATCAACAGTAGTAAGAAAGTCAAATCGTTGATACGTGCTGAAATCTAAAGTATTCGAGGCGAGTGTATAATTTATTTTGTGAACATTATCATTCCTGAAATCGATTCCATAACCATCAGCAAAAGAAGCATTATACGCTCCATGAGCAATTGCGCCAGTCATCGTACCGCCTGTCAGAAGTAAATATTGCCCAACAAGCTGCTCATACCTCAGAGCATCTCCATTGGTCGTTCCAGCAGCAAGCCCGGTGATCTTGTTTGCTCCCATTGCTAAAGTACCCATCAATAAAATACTACCTTCCGCGCTCTTTAGTTCAAGTTTACCCGCATCGTTTAATCTCAACACTGAATAATAAGCAGCACCATAAGTAGTATTCTTCATTAGCCATTGAGGATAATTTGCTTCACTACCACCCGCACCAAGAAGATATTGTTTATTACCAGTGAAGATATTGTTTGCCGCCAGTAATGCAAACGCGGATGCATGATAGGTATCAAGGGTATCTGCATTAGCTACAGGATTATTATCTACATAATACTTCGTAGCTGCATCCTGATTGACTGTTGGATTACCAAGTCCAGTAATCTTATTCGTTCCCATTGCTATTGCACCAGACATAGTGCCGCCAGCCAATAATAGAACTTGTTCATATCTTACTGCATTTCCTGCTTCTGTCCCTGCTGCAAGAGATATTATCTTGCTTGAATGCACATTGATAGCACTTGCTCCACCCGGTATCAAATGGATATCGCTGTTTGCATACAAAGCTAATATTCCGGTTGCGGGTTGTAAATCTATATAGGTAGTTGCCGAAGCCCAAAGATAGAAATGTCTTGCAGTTTCAACATCAAGATCAGCGTAAATCTTACCATTCAAACTCGGAGTTGAATCATAGAATTGCCATGCCTTTTTATTGGTAATTGAAGAATCCCCTGTTAAAGTCCCCCCCGTCAATAAGAGATAATATGCTGAATAATCTGTATTGACAGCCACAACCGCCCCTATTCTCCCGAACACTGAGGTTACTGCACCGCCTCCACCGCCGCCGCCTGAACCTATCTCCGTATCTCCATAATACGCTTTTCCATTTGCACCAGGACGAAGATAAATATTCCTGATACTCGATATGACAGTATCGCCGCCACGTCCGACTACCTCAGTTGCATCCGATCTTGAATTATTCAATTCTGCTTTCACAACTTCACGGACAAGCCGTACTAAATCCTGATCTAAGCTCATATTATACCCTGAATCCCTTCATTACCGTTGATACTCGTTTTCCTTTCAATGCATGTGATTGCTCAATACACCTGACCATAACCATCTGGTCAATCTCTGGACTGTACACTTCCAGATAACTCCCGACTAAATCAGTAGTCCATCCATCATTGAACTGAATTGCTATTTCAATCGGTTCCCGGATACTCGCATCAGTATTCTGGAAGCATTCATATAATGTCTGGCTATGCTGTCGGCAAAGTGTATCCCATGCATTCTCATTACTGGTGTAAGCGTAATCGCCAGGGGAACCGAGAATGCCGTAGCGTGCATTCACTACTTCCGCAGGAGTTGCCAGAGGGTCAGGGTAACAGCCCTGTCTGTCAGGACACTTACCGTTTAATCCTCCGTCTTTGCACCCGGCAATAGCCGTGGTTGCATTATAGATACCGACCTGAGAGCATTTGCCCATAGTCGTTATGAATGTCTTTAAATCACCGTATTTCAGCCTGGTCGGTGAATTAAGGAAATTGTAGTTTGCAGGTGAGTATGCCGAACCGCCGGTAGTACCAATCGTGAAAGTTCCCCCCGTAACTAAATCGGCATCCCATTTGTAGGTATTCTCAGGAGTTATTTCTTGCGTTGGAAATTTATAATATTTTCGACCATGTGCTGGTACTGCATTACGCCAGATAGTAGGATCTGGGCCGGGTACATATTCATATCCAGATTCTGGTATGGTTTTTACTGTTGTCCATCCTCCCGCACCATCGGATTTGTAAAGTGTGAACTTAATCCAATACTCATTATTATTATTAGCAGGAACGCCAGCAATAAAGAAGGGAACACTGATTAAATTAAACCGAATTGTCATATCCGTGCTGGTATTTTTTTGCATTCCTTGAGTGTTTATGAAATCCTCATCAACTACATGATTTTTATCATATCCTCCACGAACAACAGTGATTGCGCCGGAGGTTGATACCTGAGGAATGTAGGTGTACCCTAATCCTTCCCGTACACCCATATGCTGTAATACCTGTCTGAGAATATCCCACGTTCCAGTATCTTTGACTGTGATTATTGGGATTGTGTTACCGTTTCGTGAACTGGCAGCCGCGTTGCGAGTAGTTCCACCATAAACTGCCGTGAGTACCAATGTATTATCATCGGTGATTGAGGAAATCTTACCCCAATTCGATGATACTAATCTATCTGCCCCTACTATATTCGAATCCGGTGCTATAATCATACCGACCTGAAGTCTGGTTGTAAACTCTGAATTAGCCGATCCTTCGATTGTTGCGCTTCCATTCGTGAAAGTCAGACTATCTGCATGGTTTCCAGTATCATCCGTATAAATTATCGGCATCGGGATTGGGTCAAATATTGAATCAGTATAGGGAGAACCGTTGTAAGGCGCACTACCACTTGCGAAACTATACGTTATCGGGAAATCTATTGTAGGTCTGCCTATATTCATCCATGCAACTATCTGAGTTATCATTGCTGCAAAAGTGATACTATCCTGCGGAGTGAATGACCAGTGATAATCATCAGTTGTGGCGTTTGCGCGATGATACCATAATGGCGCACCTTTATCTTTATGCAAATTGAACGAATCGAATGATTGAAAGTCAAGTCCTATTCGCCATACCCCATCTTGCTGGTTCGTTATAGCCACATCAGAGAGTGTTTGGATAGCAACCTCAGTTAGCATACCTCTAAATAACGCTGGGGTATGCCAACTATTATCGGCTTTAGCTTTCAAGTCGATTTCCCACGAACGGTACGGAAACATCATACGAGGCAACATATGCCCGGTACCTTCGTTATCCACAACTTCAAAAATATCCCGGTCACTGTGGGTAACCATCTCAAGATGCGCCCAACTACCCTGATCTAATGTTTTCGTTATTTGAATAGATTCAATAGGCGCCCGCAATCCATCTTCCCATCGTTGGTCGTGAACATATTGATGTACCCCAGGAACCGTATCTCCGGCAAAACCAAGATTAAGATATGCCAACCCCCAAGGTCTCCACCATCCGATTGTTCCAAAACCAGGAGTTAGATTCGGTGTGAAATATGATTTTATATCCAGATCAACTGACATTCTTGAACCTCTTCTTATCTAAATTAAAGTAATTCGGAATGTTCATATCTCCGTTGCAATCAGGACAATGTGTATGGTTGCAATCAACTTTTATTCCACAATGAGGACATTGCTTTGTGACCATACTCACACCCCGCAGGCTCTATATTTGCCGTTTAAACGATAAATCGCATTCGTAACAAGTCTATCCGATGTTTGATCTAATATCCCGGAGAATGCCATCTGGTCATTCATTTGTATTACATTGATTCCTGTTCCCAGTTCTGTTGCTTTCTCCCAGAACGGAATGTCTGGATTAAGTATCTTCTTTGCTGTTGATATATGTCTGCTAAAGAAGAACTCGATAGGGAACATATATGGGTCTGTGATATTCTTACCAGTAAACGAATTCTTCCCAGTCCATTCCTGATATGGTATCTGCACACCCGGGCCAAAGAACTGTGTTGCATTTCCGGGACTGCTAAGTTTCTTCAATGCATCCGGTACTGTACTGATAGGCAGGTTCAAACTTAGTACGTCATTCCTATCACCCCCCATCAATACATTGATTCTATTTTTGGCGTAATCTGGGAGGTATGGTTTCAATACTTCTGCCTGCGGGCTATACCATGATGCTGCTGCAAGTTTCCCGAATGCACCCATTTTACCGTATGCTTCAAAAGTCATTTGAGTAAAAAAGGGTATTGCGTTCTTCTGCCATCTGAAGAAAGGTATCCAATCAGCCATGACTTTTTCTGCACCCTGTAATTCACTGGTATAATCGAACTGGTACTTGAGAACGTAAGCATAAGCATCTTTTGGTTTATCACCTCTGCCAAGCCGATTGATGAATAATGATAATCTGAGTTCTTCTTCCATCATCCATCCTGCTTTTGAAGTAATACCCATATGTCTTTCGAGTTTGCCACTTTCCACACCCATTGGATCTACTCTGACAAGTTTATACTCATCAGCAAGTTTATTTATCATTTCCTTCGTGTATTCTTTTCCAGTAAGTCCATCAATTACTATCACTTTGTTGGCTGGAGTTCTTCCATACATCGCCGTTATCGCTTTTGCATCATCAGCAATATCTGCGCTACCGCCGAGCCAAGACATGAACTTCCCGCCGTAATAGTTCAGAGCGTAGAATGCAGGGAACCCTCTTGTCTGTAACTTCTCCCAAGTATGTAATGTCCATCTCTGGAAATCATATCCTTTTCGTAAAGGTAGTGTGATTATCTCTTTTGCAGTTTCGTATTTAGTTCGTTGCCCCATCATACCCAAGACTTGCCCGATATTCTTGTCTGCTTTAAGTGCATTTTCGACAGATCGGGGAAGCCATACGCCTTTCAGTTGTGGTAATGAGGATTCAATATAATTTTTATCTCCGGCAACTTCTTTTGCAGTCTTTCCGAATTGTTGCCCTGCCGAACGGATAAGTTTCACACTCGCCACGGCTTGTTCGTGTTCTTCCATTCGTTTCAGTGTTGCGAAAAAGAAATTATCATTGAATAATTTGTACCCCTTTTCTTTCAATGATTGGGTATTTATCTGACTGATTGTTCCTTCCATCTTCCGTTTTATATCAAAGGGTGCATCAACCGCCTCACCTTTGATACCTTTCGCTGTCTTTGCAGTCCATGTGATAAAATGCCGGACGTAATCGAATCGTTCTGAGTGCAGGATACCTTCTGATTTCTCAATAGCGACCATTTGTTGTCGAACTTTCTCCCATTTATCAAAGATTGGTTTTAGTTCAGGGAACATATTGCGGATATTGGGATTCTCCGCATATTCGGTCATGATGACTTTTGGATTGAAATATCGCCCGGTCTGTTTCTTCGCTTCTTCAAGAAGCAATGCTACTTGTTGCTCTGCTGCTTTCTTTGCATTCTTCAAATCAAGTAGATTAGCTGCACGCATCTGATTGAATGTTGGTGGAGGAGGTAATGGCGCAGTCTTAGGTATTTTTGATAATAGTTTTCCATATTGTCGAGTGAATGCAGACGCGACTACATCCCATCCACCTTTCCCGACATCACCCACTTTTTTACCAGCCGGAACTATCCATCGCCACGGCAAAAACTGTTTAGGGATTACTTCAAAGTTCGTCCATATTCTCATACCTTCTTTCTGAATGAATCGGGAATACATCTGAGGATCTGCCCTGAGCATGTTTGAAAATAGATATCGTGTTTTTTCCCATTCTTTTACGGGGACGTTCTTAAACATCGCTTGTAAGAATTCGGCTCCCTGTTCTGTGAGTTGGGCTTTTTTCCCATTTACAAATACTGTTGCACCAGTCCTAATAGATGACAGGAACATGAATGGATCTTGAATGCTAAATGCAAGTCTTCCAGCCAGTTCTCGCCCTAATAATGGTTCTTTGCCAGGTTCATCATAAGGTTGTGGAGTGAATAAACCAAACGGATCTTTTCCTGTTTTTTCAAAATATTCTTTTTGATAATCATACCCTGTTTTTTTCTGTGCAATAGATTCTTGAATGCTCATCTCAGGATGAGCAATTTTCTGGATACCAGCAGCAAGAGCATACTCACCAGTGGATAATAAATCAAGACTCAATGGATTATATCTTTCAGGAGGTTTAAATCGTTCTTCTGGCGCCTTGAGTGCTTCGACTTCTATCCGTGCCCTGATCTGTTCATTCTGCCTGCGTTTCCATAAATCCATTCGTTCGTCAAAAGTATAATTCCACCCTTCTGCACGTGGAACTATATCGTACTCAATAGGCATTCCCGGAGATTCAGGATATAAACTCTTCCTTACTTTCTTATATCCTTCAGGTATCTCGCCACTCATCAGCACCCACTTGATTAAGCGATTGCGTCAGGATAGCTAACACTGGTATTATATAACTCAGCCATCACAGAGTAACCTGCGGTCGGATCTTCCATTACTTTGATCGGAATGACTGCCACAACTTTACCAGGCGATGACATCCTGACTTGATACTCCTCGAAGCGTACCCGTGGGAACGTGAAGTCAATTTTATAATTCAATCCCGTTCCTGCCTGAACGCCAGTATCCAGAGATAACCCAAATGCTACTTCCGTTCCTGACTCGAACACGGCATGTTTATGATTTGATGTGAACTCTGCTGCAAGTTTGAGATTCACCGCAGGTACGCCTTCATAAACTCCGTTTGGTTTACCGTTGCCGTCAGAAATGAAGTTCTGGTTTGATGCGCCTACTCTGAGAAGATTAAGTTCAAAGTCAAATGGATCTGTCCATGCATCCATTGAAGCAATTGCCGTATTCGGTGTAACTTTATATTTATAACTCACATCACCCCATGCAAACGTGAGATTCGATGCTGCAAGAGAGGGGGTCAATGTGCCGGTATCAGATGTTGAACTCGTCTGCCCGATGAAATCCATACCCCCCCGGAGAGTGCCGGACATATCAAGATTGACCGAAAGGTTTGTCGGAAGCATACCGAGATAGTTCATATAATATGGTGTGGCAAGACCACCTTTATTTTCATAGACTTTGACAGTGCGCGGTGCAGCTCCGAACTTGAAGATATGTTTATACTGCCCGGTTGCGCCGTTCTGCGTACTGTTGATCGTAGCAACTGCGGTATTCATGATCCATTTCAGAAGCCAGCCGATGGTCGTTGCATCCAGTTCAAAATCAATACTACCCTGGGCTGAGTGGACTGTTTCTTTGACGTATCCAACTTCATTTGATGCTGCATGCCCCGAATCAACAAACAAAGGATTCTTACTGAATCCATGTGTTAGACGCCTGACCCAGACTGCATTTGAAGTTCCTACTGTAGCGAAGTTATACTCTTCCATGAGTTTAACGCTACTTCCTTTTCCAGTTCCGATATTACCAATTGACATTTATACCTCCAATTTTATAGCGTCGGGGTCAAGGGGTAGAGAAAACTCAAGCCATTCAGGGTTGAGATGAATCGTACCCCTTGAAATATCAGCATGCTTACTCCTTAAAAAGAATGTTGACCTATCTTTTCGGAGTAAGCAAAGTATATATGCTTTTATAACCATATATATGTTTGTTGACCTATCAGGCTCAGATGGTCGTGATGTACACATGAATCGTTCTATCTCTGTCCCACGTAAAGCCGAACCGAGTAAGGAACGAGACATAGTACCGCAGGAACTGCGGGATTTCAAGCCTGTGGAGAATCCGATAGGTATTCTTTGAAGCAGGAAGCTCCTTTGCTTTAACAAGGGGTGGTTCACATCACGCTCCATAAAATATTCCTGACATTATTCGTTCAATATAAGATCGGTATTCGCCCATGTAATTATCGGCGGTTGCACTATTGACCTGTATTGCTTCCGCCCTGAGTCCTTGCGCCCCGCTCTTGCCCCTGAGTGCATACAGTGCCTGGGCTACTGTGCCTTTAAGGATAACATGATTCTTGAAACTTGCATTGAGTGTCTGTTGAGCTATCAAAGCGTATCGAGTTGCTGCCATCGTGACTTCGGTTGTTATCTCATTAAGACATAACTGAACTTGTGCAGATGTAATGTCGCCGGAAGCACCGATAATGTGCCCGTGCATCGTCAGCCACGCTTCTATATCAGACAATGATACGGTTGATGATAAACCAGTCCCGAAGAAATACGCTACATCTACCTGCAATGAGCTGGCATCGAAGTAATACTCGAATGTTCGTGCAGCCGTCAAAGAAAGTATGAGATCCACACTTTCGAGTGGTAGCAATGATTTCTGATAGAATGGGGTTGTGCCAGTATCACGCCAGTTGAAGCTACAAGGGGTATCGCCGGTATTCGTGACACGGATGTCTGCGTTTGTGCTGCCCGCGGTCACACATCCGCTGAGATCGCCGGTTTTAGGACTATCTGCTGTTCCACCCGGTGTACTGTCCGAAAATGCTGTGACTATTGACATTTTATCACTACCATTATTATGATGTTGTGATATTTATGTTTATTCATTGTGTCCTCCGTGGGGTGCAGGGGTAGAGAAAACTCAAGCCCTTTAGGGGGAGTAGTTCACTCCCACCATAACCATGTTGTTCTCGTGAACGATTCTACCTCTCCACCAACAATCGAAACAAAAGCAACTATATAACTTCCTGCGTTTAAATTCGATTCAAATATAGCTTTTCCATTACTGTCTGTTGTGAATGAACCCAACGTGGTCGCATTCTTTACATCATAATTTGATGATGCTGTCATTCCAGATACTGAGAAATTATCAAGAACAGAACCTGATATTGTGAAATTAGTATTTCCTGTTGGTGTTACCGGTGTTGTAAATATCCAATAAGAACTATCTAAACTTGTACTATTCGCAGTCCAACCCGTAGCATCTGATGATACCACACTACGATTTACTGCTAATACACCTATATTAATTCTATGAAAATAATTTTGAGTGACATTATAATGTAATGATGAAACTGAATTTTGTGTTTCAAGTCCACCATCTGTTATTACCCAGCCGTATGTTCCTTTTAATGTAATATTTCTTGAGTATTCCCCAACAAGAGAATATTTTGAGTTCCCACCATGGAATGAAACTATACTTTGTAATGACGGTAATGACGCCCAACCATTAAGTATCGCGTCATAGTTTGTGGTTGATAATGTAACACCATAGAACATATTACTCATAGTTGTTACTTTTGAAGTATCCCATGAACCTATGTTCTGATTGAATGCAGTTGCAGAATAGAACATATAAGCCATAGTTGTTACACTTGAAGTATCCCATGAACTTATATTTTGATTGAATGCAGTAGAAGAATTGAACATATAAGCCATAGTTATTACACTTGAAGTATCCCATGAACTTATGTTCTGATTAAATGCAGTTGCAGACTGGAACATATAAGACATAGATGTTACTTTTGAAGTATCCCATGAACTTATATTTTGATTAAATGCAGTTGCATCCCGAAACATAGCAGACATAGATGTTACACTTGAAGTATCCCATGAACCTATGTTTTGATTAAATGCAGTAGCAGAATAGAATATACCAATCATAGTTATTACACTTGAAGTATTCCATGAACTTATGTTCCCATTGAATGCAGTTGCAGACCGGAACATATTAAACATAGTTGTTGTTCCTGTCAGATCCAACTGATCTGATGCAGTAGAATTAAAATTAGATGCACCATAGAAATACCCGTTACTGTTCCCGACCCGCATATTTCCCCATTGAGTTATATCGATGAGTTTTAATCTATCCCCCGCATTATTAAATCTAAAACCATATAATGTTCCATTTATTACAAGATTATAAACTCCTGCTGTTGAATAATCATGAGTTACGTTTGCTTGATTGTATGTAGTGATATTATCCGAAGAACCATCTCCCCACCAAACAGTGAAATTATACGTTCCTGCTGCTTCAAGTGGTAACTTTATTTGAGTCTCATTTGATGAACCTGTAGATATTTTTGACGTGTTCCATGTACTGTTGAAATTTGTTAAATCTCCATACTCACTTGCTGTTACCGTCAATGTATAAATCGCTGTATTATTGGAATTGGTAGCATTATCAAAGGCATACCATCTATAACCAATTACTGCTCCAACTGTTGAATTTAATGTTTTGCTTACATTTGCCCATTGTGGTGTTGCAGTCCAGTTTACTGCACTATCATTAACCCAAGTCCCA